TCTCGTACTCCTAGCTGCGCTAGGAGTCGTTGTGCTCCTAGCTACGCTAGGAGTTGGGGCCGTTACACGGCCCCATGGAGCAGGCAACTTTGCTTACATGTTCTCGATCCTATTTCAACTGGTCGGTACGTGTTTGCATAAGTTGGCCCAACTAGCTTCAGCTGTCAGGCGCATCGTGTGCTTATACATGCGCTTTTTCGTTTGTGCGCATGCTCGTCGTCATGTCCTTACTCGCTGGATGAATTCGTTCATCACTCGCGAGGACAGAAAGACGCTTAACGCAGTACGCAACGCCACCTGGCAGCAATCCCTGAGCAAACCTTCACAGAATCATTCGCACCCTTCGGCCCAGCTTACTCGGCTCGAAGGGATCGACACTATCATGGCCATCGCAAAGTCAGCGGAGCTCCAACCATATTCTTGGAGCACGTCTACTCGCGAAGCAAGCCGTGGTGCTATAGGTGAGCGCGCCTACTATACCGTCGCCGACCTCCAACAGGAGCCTCGGCTTGACGACCGTCCGACCGATGTGTTGGACGTTTACGTAGACGTCGATTTTCACCTCTCGAATGCTGAATTGTTCAGGGAATACGGTCCGAAAGGCTTGTACACTGTCTTGCCTAAGACAGTTGCCGGCAAGGGCAAAGATTCGTACTGGTATATCAGTTCGGACGGGAATTACAACGAACACGTGTGTGGTGGGGCCATTTATCGACATCTCGTATGGGATTTTGGTACAGACCTCGTCGCTTACAAACACTGGTTCTCTTTCGACATGTATCATGTCCACGTGATTCCTGGCCCGGCAAACCGTGCGATCGTTACCCTGGTCCCTGCCTACCGGTGCCGTCTCCCACCGCTACTGCTGTCGCTCTTCGGCTTTAAGATACCTGAGTTGAAGCGCGTCGGCATCACATCCAACAAGACAATTGTCCAGCTAAGATCGGTTGATCCTGCAACGCTCGATGTCATGGTTAGCACCCGTTTGCACACTGCAGACGGATCCGAAGTCACTATTAAACAGTCGACTTGGGACGCTATTCTATACCATCTTGGCGTGACGCAGACGCCTGGAGTCGGTGGAGTTGCGTGTGTAGCTGAGAACTGTGGTGAACGTCTGACTGATGGTCAGAAGTACATCCTGGCTCAAGCCGCACGTGCACCCACTGAAATCAGTGACCCCGTAAACTTCACTCGTGGTCCCATTAATGATCCCGGGACTCCGTTTGCTAGCTTAGCTGCACCACCTCTCGTCACCCCTGCCGCCGCGGCGACTGCACATGCAGACAATGCCGCAGCTGCCGTGAAAGAGCGTGTCGAGGATGTGAAGAACGTGGCCAAAGTGCCCGACAAGTACGT